GAGCTTTACAGGTATATACAAATAAAATTACACTTACAGTTACTCATCGGTAACAAAAGAAGATTACTATGTCATTTTCAATACGTGATAGCATTTTTGAATTCTGTATGAGTGATAGAGAACCCACCACTTTTATAGGTAATAGTATTGCTGTATTCATTAATCACACGTCACTCGCGACTAAAATTACTTACTTGGCAAGATCTATATTAATGGGAGTTTATTTTGCTGGAACGATCTATTGGAAATTTCCTGTTCCCCTGGCAACTGTTTTACCTTGGGCTTGTGGGCTAATTGCGATGACGATGCTTTTTCAGGCTATTGTATATGGGAATGGCTACAGAAACACTAGATTAGAGGGGGAGGAGGAATTGCCAACTAACACAATTAATCATATTAGAGATAGCTTATAATCCTGATCAAAGAAATTGTTTTTATGCTTCCGATAGTTAATTTTGGTATACCATGGCAAAATGATTTCTATAAAATATAATGCTCTAGTGGATTTTTTTATATATAACAGAAAATGAATAAGGTTATTATGTCATTAAAAGTTTTCGATCAAAAAGCATTGGCGGTGATTAAGGAAGAATTTGATTATGTCGGCGATAAAAAAGAGTTTGAAATCTCTCAATCAAGTCTTGATAAAATTAACAGGATATATATTCTCTCAGCGATTATCAACAATGACAATTTTTTAAGGCTGGCAGATATCATAACGCATTCTTACAATGTACATCATGTTACGGTTTCGCTAGCTAGAAATTCTTTGCACATGCCTATTTTGCAAATGATGAGGATACATTTGATTCCATAATGAATGAAATATAGGTAACTGCGATTTAGTGCGGATAAATAGAACCTTAGAAGATATAAAATAAAAAAACCAGAGACGGTCAATCTCTGGTTTTAAGAAATAAAAGACTTTGCGTGGTCTTGTTTTATATCCTCATAGTAAAGTTTTTATACGTTTTTTAGCAACCAAAACGTACAGACTTCACATTTTCAAGATTCTAAATAGTTGGGGCGGTTTTTGTTTTAATGATTGTTGGCATACTTAAGGACAAGTTTTTGATGTATAAACTGATTATTTTAATTCTGCTGATTTTTTTATATTTTCGTTACATACATAACTTTCCAGTAACTGAAATAAAGCAGACGATTGAAGAATTGTGCGAAAAGAAAGAGCCGAAGGAGAAACGTATTTTTTAAGAAAGAGGAACGAAATGAATTTTATAAAAATTAATGGAAGTTATCGAGATGAAGAATTAATAAATCTATCTATGGTAGAAAACATTTATAAAGAAAACAAAGATTTAGATTGGAAAGATCGATATGGGATTGTCTTTATAATTGATGACTCTTCTTATGAAACTTATTTCACAGAAGAAATCGAAAGAGATAAATATTTTGAGGAATTAGAAAAAAAGCTAACAATCTAAAAGATTTGTAATATTATATTTGTCAAATAAAAATTTTATTATTATCTTTAGCCATATATACAAAGGAAGTTATATATGGCTGTCAGTTCTTATGGTCTAAGAGGCTTCGAAGAGTTTTACACCGACGGTGACAAAAGAATCCAGTCTTGGATGAAAGAAATCTACAATGATACTGCGACAGTAACGCAATCCAGATGGCTACAACAATCGATAGACGAGCGTTTCTATGCGGGAGATCAAAGCCTTTGGAATGAGTTCTATTCATCTATTCCTGTATTTCGAAGAAAGCAGTTCAACTTCAATAAGATCAAAAGAATAGTCAACATGGTAAGCGGTCACCAAAGGAAGAACCGCAAAACTCTGAATGTCGTTCCTGTTGAAAATAGCGACCAATTAACAGCCGATCAGTTTAACAAGGTACTGATATGGGCTAACACGCAAGAAAATGTATTTAACACCCTTTCTGACGCGTTCTTGGGCAGTTTAATAACAGGCATGAATCTTCTTTCTGTATGGATGGATTATAGAACTGATCCTTTCTCGGGTGATTTACGAGTTGATAACCTAGCATACAACGGATATCTCATTGATCCATGGTTCAAGAAAAAAGACCTGACAGATTGTAATTATATTTGGGTGAGACGCTTCCTAAGCAAAAAGCAGATTTCATCTCTTATGCCTGAGCGCGAAAAAGAAATAATGGCAATGAGTGCCGATACCAACAAAGACGGGTATTTCAATTTCCTTCCGGAGAATTACAATATCAGTCAAAGACAGCTTCTTCCCTATGATGAGTTTTACTATTTAGATTATAGAGACGCAACAATCCTTGTTGACCCTGAAAATGAAGAATCTATCGAATGGAACGGACCTAAAGACAATCTTAAATACTATCTCGCTAAATATCCGAATATTAAGAAACAGACAATCCAAAAGCAGACTTGCAAGCTAGCTATTTGTGTTAACAATCGAGTTATGTATTCTGGTAAGAACCCATATAAGACCGATAGATATCCATTTATACCAGTAATAGCATATTACCAGCCAGAACTTCCATATTATGAATGGCGCATTCAAGGTATGGTCAGAGGTCTTAGAGATGCGCAATTTATTTTAAATAGACGCCAGCAAATTTTGCTTGATGTGCTTGAATCTCAAATAAATTCTGGCATGAAGGTAATGGAAGATTCACTTGTTGATGATAAAGATGCTTTCAAAGCAGGTCAGGGACAGGCTTTATTTATTAAAAAGGATGCGCCACTCGGGTTAGATTCAGTTCAAAAAATTCCGGCAGCCGATGTTTCTCCGGCGTTTACTAACATTATCGATCAGATGAACCAGTCAATAATGGACATTTCCGGTGTAAATGAAGAGCTACTTGGCTCTGCGGAAGATGATAAGGCAGGTATACTTTCCATGTTACGACAAGGAGCTGGCTTAACGACCCTTCAACTGCTATTTGATAACTTAGATGAATCTATGAAAAACTTAGGAAGACTAGAGATTGATCTAGTTCAAAGCAACTTTACTCCTTCAAAAATTCAGAGGATTATCAATGAAAAACCAACTGAGCAATTTTTTAATAAGACTTTTCAGAAGTTCGACTGCGATATTGTCGAAGGCACGAATACTTCTACGCAGAAATTGCAAGCCTTCCAGCAAGGAATGTATTTACGCGAAGCTGGTATTCCGATTCCGTCAGAGTTTTTGCTTCAAATGTCTTCCCTTCAGGATAAAACTAAAGTTATTGAGCAGATTGTACAACAAGAACAACAGCAACAACAAATGCAGCAAATGCAAATGCAAGTGCAAATGCAAGAACTACAGGCTAGAGCAGAATTATCTCATGCTAGAGCAAATGCAGACCAAGGATTAGCAGTAGAAAGAGCTTCTAGAGTACAGGAAAACCAAGCTTTAGCTGTGGAAAGAAGGGCAGCAGCAATAAAAGATTTAGAGGCTGCAAGTTTAGATAAGATTAAGGCTGCGAAAGAACTTACCACGATTGATTTAACACAATTGCAACAGCTATTAGATATTGTTGAAAGGATAAAGGGTGGAGAAGAAACTAAAGCTGAGAAACTGGAAAAGCCTCAATCTAACGAAACACAAACTAAGGGAGTGGCATGATGAAAAAACAGTGTTCTAAAATAAAAGAAGTAAAGAAGCACTTGAAAGGCGATGCAAAGACATGGGACAAGCTATCAAAAGAAGCGAAAGGTGAAGAAAAATCAGATAAAAAGCTAATCAAAAAAATTAAAAAAAAGAAATAGGATTTTATGAAAAAGAAGGCTAAGGGACAAACCAAAGTTCATAAAGTAATGGAAGAATATAAAGAAGGAAAGCTACATAGCGGTAGCAAGAAAGGGCCAGAAGTAACTAATCGCAAACAGGCAGTTGCGATTGCCCTTAGTGAAGCTCGCAAGTCCGGAGCGAAAATTCCTAAAAAATCTTCTAAAGGAAGATAAAGAATTTCGCAGGAATCCGTGTGTCATGGCTCGGTATGGGAGTTCTGCCAAGGCCTCCCGTCCTGCACTTTTAAGTTTGAAGAGAAGCCAAAGGATCGAGGCTACCAGACAGTGGAAAGAATAGGAAATAACTTAGTCGGAATACCTATCATCAAGAGGTTTAAGTCCTCTTTCTTCTTTTATAAACGTTGTAACAACAATTAACCGAGAGGTAAATATATGCGCCGAGAGGAATATAAAGAGATTGACCGAAGCAAATATCATAATGGTCAAGAACCATATGAAAGCAAAGGTGAATACCAAGAAGAACAACAGCCACATTTTACAGGTGAAAGGCATGAAGAAAGATGGGAAAAAGACGGAACAATTAAAAAGGAATATCCAAAAGGAAGAAAGTTCGATCAAATCATGGACAATCCCAAATTTGTTCAAAAAAGAAAGGCTGATTATCCAAATAGATATGTAGGTGAACTTGCTCCAAAGAAAGAAATAGAGCAAATTAGACCGGGAAATTACAAAGACGATAGATATAAATAGATTTATTTGCCCTATGGAAACGTAGGGCTTTTTTTGAGGTTTTGATGGCTACTGTTATAACAAAAAAAGAAGAGATTAGCGTTCCAAATTACGAAATAACAGCAGGAGATCTAGCCGATGAAGTCGGCAAGATCTATATGAAAGATCTATGGAAAGCGATTGAAAGGAATGCAAAACAAAACCAAAAAATTATCTATTATTTGACTACAGTTCGAAAAGATCCAAAAGATCTAACAAAAATACTAATTTACATTTGGCCCTTTTTAAAACCAATAATTTATAAACGCGAATCAATGGATTTGTGGCAATTCGATTACGAAAAAGAAGAATTAAAATTAATTTGGTCAGTGCCACATCGGGCAGAAATGAAAACATTCTTACGTTCACCTGAACTTTACAATAAAGATTTGATAAAGTGGATCAGGGAATATCTAGATCAGGAAAATATCAATCTACAAGATTCTTCAGCGCAGGTAATAAAATAAGTTTTCTTCTTCATAATTTTCCTCAAATTGCTTGCGCTGTTTTTTTGACAAGTAAAATTTTTATTTATATCAATTAAAATATTTAATACTATTCAAATCATACAAACGCTAGCCGGCGTTAAGGCAAGTGTACGATTTTAACGTACAACTCAAACAAGCGTAACAGGGTGTCGCTACCCAAAGGAAGGCATATGACCGAAGATGAAGCAAAAGACGTTAACAATCAGGAAGCCGTCAGCCCTGAGGCTTTAACAGAGGATCAAAGCCAGAAAGTTCAGCAAAATGATGCTAATTCGAAAGAGATGAACTTCGCTAAATTACGCGAAAAGTCCGAAGTAGCAGAGAAAAAAAGTGCTGAGCTTGAGCGTCAACTCAAAGAATTGCTAAGAAGGGAAGAAGAAAGGAATCGTCCAGCTCCTGTGAAAGAGGAAGATGAATTAAGTTCGCTCGCTGATGATGACATATTAACTGTCAAGCAGGCCAAAAAGCTCGCAACCATGCAAGCAGAGCAACTAATCAACAAGACTCTAGAGCAGAGAGAAAGGGCAACCCTTCCGGAAAGAGTTCGAGGCAAATTCGATGACTATGACGCGATAATGACAGAAGCAAATATAAAAAAACTTGAACAAGACGAACCTGGTCTAGCGCAAGCATGTTCTGTAGCACCGAATCCTTGGGAAGCGACATATAAGATTGTTAAGAAGTTTATTGTTCCTCAGCAAGAGACAAAGGCAATAAAGGCTGACGAGAAAATGAAAGAAAACTTGTCAAAGCCCGCCTCAGTAAATTCAGCTGGAAGGCAGGGGCCTTTAAACAATGCTAATTTATGGTCTGAAGCTTCAAAGGAAGACCTCTATAAGGAAATGATGCAAGCGGCCAATCGTTAAGTTCTCAAAACTTGAGGCTTAAATGGGTATTACAACTTCGACAATACTTCCGGCTCCAGTCCAGCAGAAGTTTAGTGCGAAAATGTTGTCGACACCACAAGCTAGGTTGATTCACAGAATTGCAGCGGTACCTTATAAGATGCCCGAAAATTCTGGTTACATTCTTCGTATGAGAAGATATACCAGACTTCAAACAGCACCTGTACCTGTAAACCCTGCGATGATGAATCCTCCAGCTCAGCTGTTAACAGCAGTAGATATCGATGCAACCATTAACTGGTATGCAACATATAGTGTTATAACTAAGGAAGTTACACTACAAAACCAAGACCCTAAACGACAATATGGGGTCTATAAATCTTCTCTGATTGACTTGGAAACCGCAGCGTAAGGATCGGTGGTGACAAGGGGCAAGAATGAAAAAGGAAAAAAAAGTGTTTTTTAACCTTGATGCAGATGACTTCATTAGAATAGAAACGCAAGATGGATTTATTCCTCGTGTTTATTATTTACATGAAGATTCTTATCAAGGCGAATGGGGAAAAATTGAATCTCCTAGAACAATTACACGTTTTTTTGTCATTCAGCCTGAACGACTAAGTGAGGAGACCTTGAAAGAGGATGCGATAGTCTGAACTCTATGGAAACATAGAGAGAGAAATCCGAAGAGGTTTCTCCGCCAGTAGGTAACAAAATGTAACCAACTAGGTCATAAAAGTAACAGTTTGGTATTAAATCAAGCAGCAGCCCGTTTGGGACAAAGTTTGAGAGAAACAGAAGATCAGCTAATCAGAGACATGCTTGAAGCAACAGCATCTTTGATTAACTGCGTTGGTGGAACTAACGGAGACAATCCAACAGAGATCGTAAGATCTGACGTTGATGGCGTAGTGGCAACACTGCAAAACAACGACGGAGAATTTATCTCTGAGATGATTGGCGGAGAAAACAAATTTGGAACAGGCCCAGTAAGAGATTCTTACTTTGCTATGGCAGACAGCAATATGATTGGACAGTTAGAAAACGTTCAAGGTTTTATTGCAAAAGCTCAGTATCCAAATGATAGAGGAACTTTACCTAGTGAATGGGGATCTATTGGAAACATAAGATTCTTCCTATCATCTAGGGGATCAGTAACTACAAACTCTTCTTTGCTTGGTGCAGATATATACAACATATTTGTAACAGCTCAAGAAGCATATTGCAGTATTGATCTTGACGGTTCTAGTGCGCAATTCATTTATCATCCACCTGGCTATTGTAAAAATTACCCTTTTGGCCAGTATAAATCTTCTCTGATGGACTCGAAACCCTTCCCAAATTATGGCGAAGACAACGAGGCGCAAGCAATCCTAGGATGTGCAGCGTGAACGCAGCAAGCGAGAAGACACGAGAAATCGTGATGCAGTGCTCTGAACTCTATAGTGATATAGAGATGGTGGCTGAGAAGATCACCACGCTTAAATAGAGGTTAAACCAACAAGGTTGAATTTATGAATTTCTTGAATAATCAAAGATCTTTTTTCGATAACATCAGAGGGAAGTTTTTTTGTAGTTTGATAGGTTTTCATAAATTCCAGGATAATTTTACAGTTTCTTTTTTTATACTGCAAATAAGGGAAAATGCTTTGCAATATTTCTTTCAAAGACTTTCCAACACAAACCCATTGAAATTTGAGTCTTCGATTCGAAAATGGTTTTTTACAAATATAAATATAACCACCGAATCGAGATGCAATCCAATAAAAAATGGGCGCCTTAGTATTATTAAAATAAAGGATTGGATATTTTTGTCTAAAAGAAAGACAACATTCAGCATCAATAAAACCTGCAAGATAAATAAAATCTTCTTTTGTAGGAATAATAGTATTTCTGCAATCCAAAATTTTTTGTTTGTCGGTTTCTTCAAGAAGATTTTTTTGATGTTTAACAATTTTCAATTGGTCAATTATTTTAGATTTTTCATATTTATAAATATGATCAACGAATTTGTTAAGAAGTTGAGCCTCTTCTTTTTTTTCAATAAGATATGGAATAAGAGATTTAGTCAAATTATTAGAATTATTTCCTTCAATTTGAAGAGTATATTGATCTCTGGAATTCATTCTAATTTTGGAAACTTTTCTTATATGAATAGTTCCGCCGTAAATATTTTGAAAAAAATAAATTATATCGGGATTAACAGATGTGACTCTAATACCATGAGCATATCTAGTATATCCATCTCTTTTATCGAGTTGTTTTCGACAACGGAAAGAAGCATCTCCATCAAAATATCCAGCAGTATAAATAAGTTTTTGTTTTATGTTCATGTAGGTAAGGATAACATTCTAACTCTTTTTAAGTCAACAAGTAACAGAATTGGGGGGGATGATCCCTGCGAACTTAGACAGACAGCAGGTTATCGATTTGGTTATTCTACAAGAATTACCAATGATGCTTGGATTATTAATCTACGCGCAACACTAGCTTAAGGAGGGGACTATGAGTACACCATTATCATTGATTGCTCAAGGTACCTTTACTTCTACTGGTGCTGTTAGAGCGATAGAATTACCACAAGAGCCATGCTATTTTATGGTCAGAAACCGTTCTACATGGGGAACAGCTCCAACAGCTGTTGTTCAAGCTGAATGGTTTAAGGGCTATGCAAATGGGCAGGCTACTACATTAACTGAAGGTGGAGCGAGTGCCATAACAGCAACTGCGATAGCTGCTGGTGGTAAAGGTTTTACATTCTTTAATTTAACTGATCAGTCAACAGGACCATTAGTTGCAACTGGTACTGTAATTTCCGCTGCTAACCCAGCAGTTGTATTAGATGCTAACAATGCTCCATTGGGATCTATTGTTAGAATATTTAACTCAACTGGGATGCTTCAAATAGCTGGTATGGACTTTACCGTCACAGCCGTTAACGCAGGGGTATCTTATACTCTTGGATATTTGAACTCAGCTGGATTTGCTGCACCTGCTACAAATGCTGATTATAGAATAATTCCACCAAAATACTATAGTCCATATAGACGATGGATCACTGGAATTACTCAAGCTGTTAATGCCGTAATTACTGTATCTGTAGCACATAATTACCTAGTAGGCGATAAGATCAGAATAATTGTTCCAAATCAATATGGAATGACTCAGATCAACGGTCTATTAGCCACAGTTACTGCTGTAACCGTAAGTACACTTACAGTAGATATTGATTCTTCTGCATTCACACCATTTGCATATCCAACATCAGCAGTGGCTGGTGCCGGGGTATCTTTCCCATTAATTGTTCCAGTTGGCGAAGTAGCTACAAAGCTTACCTCTTCAATGGATAACGTTGGCTACTATGCTATGCTTCTTGATACAGGCGTAGTTGGAGCTGCCGGCAACGTAATGGACTGGTTAGCATTTAGTAGAGATTATACTTTTTAAATGAGTCCGGAAGGGGTTTCGACCCCTTCCTTAATTTTAGGAGAAAAAAATGAGTGTAAGTTGCGTTAAAGAGTTTACTATAGGAGCCAAAGTTAAACGCTCTAAAGAAGAGAAAATTAAAGCTGAAGATTTAAGAGTACAGAAAAGAGACGAAGATTCGAAAATGGTTACTGGAATATTCAAGAACGATGAAGTAAAGGGCGGAGATTTAACTTTTACAATAAGATTGTATAAAGAAGATCCTTACAAAACATATTATTTTGAAGATGGAAAAACTTATACGATTCCACTTGGAGTAGCCAAACACATAAATACTATGACAAGACAAAAAGAGCATGCATATTTAGTTGACAAAGACGGAAAAAAGATTAATGGTATAGGTTCGTATAGACAAAGATATACATTCTTGTCTACTGAATTCATGTAGGATGTAACATATGGCTGATCCTGATTTTGAGCCGGAGCGAAGGACAATAATTGCGATAACAAATGCGCCAAATGCATCTATTACCACTTTAACAGATCATGGTTACATTAACAACGCAACGGTGTGTGTTTACGTACCTGATACTTACGGAATGAAATTTGACTATATAGAAACGAAAATTAGTGTAACGGGATTAAATACATTTGATTGTGATTTAGATACACAGGAAATGGATCCATTTGTGATACCAGTTTTAGTTTCATTTACGCCAGCGCAGGTCATGCCAGTGACACAAACAATAGAAAATATCGCTAGATAAGAGGCAATATGGCTTTAAATGATTTCAATTATATCAAGGCAAAAATTAGAAGGGTAACAGGAAGGCCGAGCATTAATCAATTGACTGATGCGGAGCTTATCGATTATATCAACTCGTTTTTAGTCTATGATTTTCCATTGCATACAAGAGATTTCTATAACAGACAGACATATTCATTTCAATTGACGCCAAGTGTTGCTGTCTATTCCATACAGGCAATAAAGAATATCTATAGCAATTTCGAACCTCCTCTCTATGTTGACGGCTTTTTATCGCAGTATTTCCAAAATGAACAGGGATTTTATTCTTTGTATCCAAGAATGAAATACTCAACTAATTTAAGTGCAGGAAACGGAACTGTAGGACCATATGCAGGAAGTTATTCATATACTCCTGTAGATCCTGGAACTGTAGTCATTTCAACAACTGATGCTAATGGTGTTGTATTAGTTGCAAATGATATTAAGATAAATAGTACTATGGGTGGTTTAGTCACGGGACATTTGGCTATAACAGGTATTTCTCAAGCAGCACAGGCTGTGGTAACGGTTCCCGGAGTAACAGTTGCTATTGGTGATTTAGTATTCATAGAAGGAGTTCAAGGAATGACTCCAATAAATGGCGGATCATATACTGTTATGAACGTTGTTGGAGATGATATAACAATAAACGTGAATTCTACGGCATATAATCCCTATTTATTAGGTGGATTATTTTCTATTCAAGCAGGAACTATTACTTATGCAACAGGGGCGGTGGCTGGTTTAATTTTTCCTGCTGTTGTTCCGGTTGGAAATGTTATTTATATGTCTGCTAATAATTATGTCAGAGCAAGACCGTTTGCGATGCTTTATTTCAATAATGAATTTCGTTTTTGGCCATATCCTGATAGGTCATATACTGTAACTATTGTTGCTTGGGCAAATCCATTTGCAATAACAGCAGCAGGAGGAGCCTTATTTCCAGAACTAAATCAGTGGGGCGATGTAATTGCTTATGGAGCAAGTTTAAAAATTCTTGCTGACAATTTAGACCTAGAATCTTATGGTAAAGTGAAGCTTTTATTTGATGAATCCAAGAGGCTTGCTGAAAGAAGAACAATGAAACAATTATCAACACAAAGGGTAGCTACAATCTATGATGATGGAATGGGTTATCCGGCTGGCGGATTTGGTTATCCGTTTTAACAGGAGGCTTAAATGACATTTTTACCCAATATACCGCAAGCTGCTGATGATCCTGCTGTATCTCAAGGGCAAATTTTAACTAATTTTCAACAACTGGAAACTGTTTTCGATGTAGATCACGTACCTTATACTATTGGTGTAGGTGCTGGTGCAGGTTATCACGATAGGGTTGTTTTTAATTCTGTAGCAGCCCCCCCAGCCCTTGGACCTAGATCAACTTTACATACGGCTTTAATAGCAGGATTTGCCGAACTATTTTTTCAAAACGGGAATAATGTTGATAAACAATTGACAGGTTTGACTATTGTTACTGTTGGAACAAATTATGGAGTAACAACTCCATGGGGATTGGTATTAAACTGGGGAGTATGCAACGCAAATGGAGTGGGGATAGTTAATACTTTTGCAATTCCTTTTCCTACAAATTGTTTAGCTGTTGTTGCTACTGGAGGAAACGCAGCTCAACCAACAAATGTAATCAAAGTAACTACTGTTCTTCCAGCAAGTTTTGTAGGACGCGCGCCAAGTGGAGAAGCAGGATTTTATATAGCCATAGGAAAATAAAATGCCTAAATTGTTTATTGGACCTTATGAAACAGGACTTGAAAATGATATAAAACCATGGCTTTTACCAGAGGAAGCATTCTCAACATTGGAAGATGCTTATGTTTGGAGGGGTAGGGTAAAAAGGAGAAAAGGTTTTAATTTATATGGAAATAACCAGTTAACATCAAGATTGAGCATGTTAATCGGAGCATCGGGAGCATCTCCATTTGCCGGCGTAATACCAAATGCTGTTCCTATTCCTTCTCCGGGTCAGCAAATGTTTTCTATTGGAACAGTCATACTCACCTCAAATAATGCAGGTGCAGGAGTACAAAATTTAATTTCAACAGATCCCACTTATACTGGAACACTTAATAATACCACTGGTGCTTATATTATAAATCATCCTGTAATTGCAGCAACCAATGTTTACTATTATCCAGGACTTCCTGTAATGGGATTATGTACAAGAGAATCTTCTACTATAAATATTGAAGATATTATAGCTTTCGATACTCAATGGGCATATAGGAGATCAGGCGGAAGATGGGATAGATTAGATACGGCTCCTGGTTATATAGGAACATGGACGGGAACGAACTATGACTTTTTCTGGTCCTGTAATTACAGGGGAATTACAGAATATGACAGAGCTTTTTTTGTTGTAAATAATGTTCCTGCTGATTTTATAAAATATATTAATCAAGGTTCTATATTATGGAACATTCTAAGGCCACAATTAAATACTGGCGCAGCTAATAGATGGTTAGATACTGGTTTAATCATTCTTCCATTCAAAAACAGATTGCTAGTTTTAAACACAACAGAAACTTCTGGTATTGCGCAAAATTCATATCCAAATAGGGCAAGATGGTCTTTAAATGGTGATCCCAGAAATGTTGCAACTTCATGGATTGATGATGTAGTGGGAAGTGGTGGCTATATAGATGCTCCGACATCTGAGGCAATAACATCAGCGCAATTTATTAAAGATAGACTTCTTGTTTTTTTTGAAAGAAGCACATGGGAACTTGTTTATACAGCCAATGAAATACTACCTTTTATATGGAGACAGATAAATACTGAACTTGGATGCGAATCTCCTTTCAGTCAAATCTCATTTGATGATGTTGTTTTGGGAATAGGAAATAGAGGTATTCATGCAGCAAATTCTAATGGTGTCGAACGTATAGACATAAAAATCCCTGATGAAGTTCTAAATATAAACGATCCTAATAATGGTCCTGCAAGGGTTTATGGAATAAGAGATTTCCAACGAGAATTAGTTTATTGGTCTTTTGCTGCATTTGTTAAAGACCCAATATTTCCAAACCGAGTCTTAGTATATAATTATAGAAATAGATCTTTTGCATTTTTTAATGATTGTTTTACATGTTATGGATTTTATAATCGTGATGTACCGATAGCGTGGAACAATTTACCATATAAAACATGGGCTACATGGAATGTTCCTTGGAACTCAGGAACTCAACAATTATATACTCCATTAGTTACAGCAGGAAATCAACAAGGATGGACATTTCTTTTTGAAGATACGGGTTCTAATGCTCCGTCTTTAATGATTACTGACATAACTAATGCTACCAGAACTATTACTTCACCTGATCATAACTTACAAGTCGGTCAATATGTAAGATTTGCTACAGTAAACGGAATCAGTGCCGGAATGGATTTGATATACAAGATCACATATGTAAATACAGACAATTTCATTATTGATGACCCTGCAAGTGTTGCAATCATTGGAGTTTATCTTGGTGGAGGAACGATTGAAGTTTTAAACAATATTGATATTATTACTAAAAATTTCCCATTTTTTTATCAGCAAAATCAAAATGCTAAAATAATAGAAAATCAGTTTCTTCTTGGTAAGACCCAGAGCGGTGAAATAACAACTAACATATATTTAAATTCTAATCTAGCTGAAACTATATTGCCATGTATGGGAACAAACGTAGTAAATACTCATGCTGAAACAGGAGATTTGTTTAATGCCAATTCAGATGAATTATGGCATAAACAGTTTAATGGAGCAGTGGGAGCTTCAATGCAAATTGAATTAACTCTTTCTGATGCACAAATGAGAAATAAACTTATTCAAGAGTCAGATATTATATTACATGCAATATTATTAAATGTTGAACCGGCGGGAAGGATGAAATGACAAATCCTGCTGTATCTTCATTTGGAAACTATCTAGCTGAAAGTTATCAAATTCCTAAAGATGATGTTGAATTTTACATAATGATTAAAAGTTATTTTGAAGATTCAGCCAAACTTTTGAATAGAAAAGATACCGGCACATATGATTTAGCAGAAATTCAAAATAACCAGCAGTTCTTTGGGGCAAATCCCCAAGTAAAAAGATTTGCTTTTAGAAAAGTCTTCCAGTTTACAGGGGCTTTGCTCACATTTCCTCATAATATTACTGGGGCAACGATGTATACTCGTATTTATGGCGTAATTCAAACAGCAGCAGACAGTAGGCCTCTTCCCTATGTTGATGCAGCACTTGTCACTAATCAAGTGTCAGTGCTAGTAAATGGAGCTAATATCGTGATTGTGAATGGAGCAACGGCTCCGGCGGTTGTCTCTGGGGTCTGTGTGCTAGAGTACCTGAAGTCTTGACTTATAACATAACTATCGCCATAATTATATATAAAACAGGTGTTTTATGCAATATGGATTATGGTTATATCTGAATGAATCTAAAAAAAATAAATATAATCAAATTTTATACAAATGTCGTTGTAAATGTGGTTTAGAAAAATATGTTTTAAAATACAATTTAGAACATGGTTATTCTAAAGGATGTATATCATGTGTCCATAGAGAAGATAAATTATTGAATAAAAAATTTGGTAATCTGTTAGTTATTGAATCATTAAAAAACAAAAAATCCTTGTGTCTATGTAATTGTGGAAATAAAAAAACTTTTCTAAATGGTAATTTAATATCTGGTAACGCGAAAAGTTGTGGATGTTTACAAAGTATAAATCGAGGAAATTATGATGAAGAAGCCAAACTTAGGTTTATGGAAAATATAAAAATTTCATTATCTGGTTGTTGGGAATGGACAAAATCTAAACATAGACAAGGTTATGGTAATTTTATGTATAAAATGAAACACTGTTTAGCTCATAGAGTTGCTTGGTTATTATTTAAAGGTGTATTAAAAGAAAAAGATGTAATTTGTCATAAATGTGATAATACCTCATGTGTCAATCCTGATCATTTGTTTTTAGGAACTCAAAAAGACAATATGAAGGATATGTTTTTAAAACATCGTAAAGATCATAAAGGAATTAAACATCCAAAACATAGATTAACTGAACAAGAAGTTTTAGAAATAAGAAAATTAATTAATGAAGGATTAACCCAAGAAGTTATAGCGCAAAAATTCAAAATAACTAATTCTCAAGTTGGTTCAATTAAACATCGAAGAACATGGAAACACATTTAGTTTTTTCCTTTTGCTAACAGTTAAGGAGTCGGTTACAAAAAGTAACCATCTCATTCTTTCTTCATTGCATAAAATTAAAAAAAATACTTTACTAAAGGCATTGACAAAAAAGAGGTGTGTTATGGGCTTAATGGATTTTCTTTTTGGCCACAAAGCTAGTTATGAGCAAGTGCCAACAATGGATCCACAACAACAGCAATTGTTACAACAGTTGTTAGGTGGTCTTTCTGGAGGCAATCCAGGCGGTGGAGCAATGGGAAGCGGAATGGGTTTCTTGCAGAATCTTTTAAGCGGAGATACTAGCAAATTTGAACAGCCTCTAATGAGTCAGTTTTATCAGTCTACTGTTCCCAAACTTGCAGAAATGTTTTCTGGAGCCGGCGCTGGTGCTCAATCAAGTAGTGCTTTCGGTCAACAACTCGGTGCAGCAGGAGCAAATCTATCTGAACAACTTGGAGCTCTTCGAGGCGGTTTACAAATGCAAGGATTGGGTTCTTTACAAGGATTAATGGAAATGGGAATGGGAGCAAAACCATTTGAAACCATGTATAAACCGGAAACTCAAGGTTTTATGGGAGCTATGGCACCGGGAATTGGACAAGGTCTTGGAATGGGGTTGACAGGTGGAATGTCAGGGATGGGATCTGGGTTATCTGCTTTATGGAATTTAATTACAAGAAGTGGTGGGTCGGGACTAAGACCAGGAGAAATGTATAATCCGCAATATGGATATAGAAAATCTTAAGGAGAAAATTTATGGTTCAAATTTTACCCCAAGCTCCAAGTTTAGCTGAATTATTAGGTTCTGGTATATCACAAGGTTTGCAAACTGGAATGCAAGGAAAAATGCAACTTAATCAAGCATTGCAATTGGAAAAACAAAAACAACAATTAAAACAAGAAGGACTACAAAACATTCTTAACTCATTGGGATTATCTCAAACTCCAGGGCAAGGACAACCTGAAATGACGCAAGAAATGCAATCTCAAGGACAAATGCCATCATCTCAAAACGATCAAATGTCTCAGTTAGAAAAAATTGCTACAAACCCACAAGCTATGACAGCTTTAGCAGCTGTTCAACCTCAAATGGCAGATCAAATTGGAAAAATGTATGCAAATCAATTACAGAGAGAAAAATTTCAATTTGAAAAAGAAAAAGAAGAAAGAAAACGTGGAGTTATCACACCAGAAACTAAAACAAGATTGAGTGATGTATTTAAAAGACAAGATGAGTTATTGAAGTCGGGAAATGTAGGAATGCGTAAAACGATTTCTGCTCAATTTAGTGAACAAGGAAGACAAGATAGAGCAGAATTCGATACTTTATCAGCTTCAATTGAGGCTGCATTAATGCCTCTTGTTTCTAAAGGAACTCTTGCGAAAGATAGATTTAAGTATATCATGTCTTTACTTCCAAAAGCAACCGATACTATTGGTGGTATTAAAGGGAAAATCAAAGCTTTAAAAAGAGAA